CCCCTCTGGCGGATGATGTGGTTAAGGGGAATGGTGATGGTGGAAAATAATGTAATTGATGGTGGGGGATATGACGACAAAAGCGGGTTTATCAGATGTCCGTTGTGCGGGGGATATGCTCATAACGTGGTGTATCAGACATTTGAAGGCAAGTGGGCATTTTGTGCATGTGGTGTTGAGGTGTGCCATGATGGATTTAATGTGGCGGGCAAACATCAATGTGTGGATAAATCTAAAGATGATTGGAGTGTGCAATGAGACGGCATTTAGCATATTTGAAATATGTGCTTCGGCATAAGTGGTTTGTGTTGGCGGCGGGGTTATCATTGCATGTCCCGCTTTGGCAGTTGGTCATCCATGACTGGCATAAGTTCACCCCCCTTGAATGGTTTCCGTATGCGCGGTGTTTTTATAAGCCCAACGGCGAAAAGCAATATGTGGAAACTGATGATTTCAATTATGCTTGGAATCGTCATCAAAAGCGCGGTCTGCATCACTGGCAGGCATGGTTAATCACATGGGATAGAGGCGAAACGCAAGCCCTAAAGATGCCAGACCGCTATGTGCGCGAAATGGTTGCCGATTGGCGGGGAGCTGGTCGGGCATTGGGAAAACCCGACACGCTGGGATGGTATGCCGATAACAAGCACAAAATGATTTTGCATCCCGAAACTCGTAAAACGGTAGAAAAATTGTTGGGGACATTATCATGAGCGCGATGGTGTGTCCGAGATGCAAAAATGGCGGTGATGTGGTGGCATTTGAAGATGGCGTGTGGATGTGTACGGCGTGCGCCATTGAGTTTGATGTAAATGGGCGCTCGCCCGGTTTATGGATTCAAGTGGACAATGTTGATGTGGTTGTGGGCGACTCGCCAAGTGACGGGGTATCTACAACACAAAAAAACGGCACGGTAATTCCCGAAATTAAGTTGGATTCGGTGGGGGATGTAGAGGAATTGTACCGTAAATTGATTGAATTATTGAAACGACCTAGAGAATAGCACGTAGTTTCGCATAGTACAAGCCAAATGACCCGAAAAAGGGGTATCTTTGAGATGTTTGATAGGTAGTATATGGCAGGCAAAACAAAATTTACCAAGACTGAATTTAAGGCGGCGGTGATTAAATCCAAAGGGATTAAATCCGAAATTGCCCGCTTGCTGAATTGCTCATACAACACGGTCACGAATTACCTAAACCGCAAAACAAACGCGGATTTAGCGGAGTTATTCGATTCGTACCGTGAGGTCATGGTGGATACGCTCGAATCTAAATTTATGGAAGCCGTGAATGAGGGGGATATTAGGGCTATCATCTTTGGATTGGAGACGATTGGCAAAGGGCGCGGATGGACAAAACGCACCGAGATTACAGGGGCGGATGGTGGGGCTATCCAATTGTCATCGGATGTATCCGAGATGCTCAAAAAACATGGTGTATCGCTGGCGGATGTACAATCCGAATTTGAGGCGATGGTGAGGGCGATGGTCGCAAATGGCAACGATAACGGCTAAATCATTGGCGCAGGGGGTCGCATTAAGGCTTTTATCCGTCCACAACACGGCAGAACGTCCGCGCCCACTGGTGGCGGATTATGTCGCCTTCAAGAAGCTGATGTATCCGCAATATGACCATGCGCCTCATTTACAGGCAGTGGACGAAATTTTGATGGATGTGTTGTGGTATATCGAAAGTGGCGGGGTGTGTGGGACTGAAAAGGCAATTATCTGTATGCCTCCCCGTCATGGTAAAACCCAAAATGTATCGAAGCTGTTTCCGATGTATGTGTTGGCGCGGAATCCGCATCTATTGGTTATGCTCACCAGTTATGGGGCAACACTCGCCCGCACGAATAGCCGATGGATTCGCAATCTAATGCTTACGGATGAGTTTGTGAAGCGGTATCCAATGGCGCGATTGGCGGGTGATAGCAAAGAGGCGCGGAAATTCCACACCATTAAAGACGGCGGGGTGAACGCGCTTGGGATTGATGGGTCTGCTACTGGTCACGGGGCAATGCTATTTGTGGGCGATGACTTTATCAAAAACCGCAAACAAGCTGAATCGCCTGTGTATCGGGATAATATTTGGCATAGTTGGCTCAATGATTTTGTGACACGGCTGGAACCGGGTGCGGGGACGATTTTACAGATGACGCGATGGCATGTCGATGACATCATCGGGCGAATTTTGACCTATGAACCCGATGAATGGAAGGTGCTTATTTTGCCTGCGATTGCCAAAGAGAATGACCCATTGGGGCGAAAAGTCGGTGAGGCGCTGTGGGCAGAACGGTATCCGATTAAAAAATTATTGGGACGCAAAAAGCAATTGGGTGAATATGCGTTTGCGTCACTGTATCAACAAGAGCCGATACCAAGCGAGGGGGGATTGTTTAAGCGGGAATGGTTTTATCCGTCACCCAAAGAAGCGCCTGTTATCAAACGGACGGTGCGGTATTGGGATTTAGCCATGAGTGCGACTGCGAGTGCCGATTACACCGTAGGGGTGAAATTGGGTGAAGGGGTGGATGGCAATTATTACGTGATGGATGTGGCGCGGGTGAAGCGTGACTGGTCTGATGTTGTGCCATTTATCAAAAAAGTCATTTTGGCGGATGGTAAAGCGGTTAGGCAGGGGTTGGAAAAAAAGGCTTATATGAGTCGGGCGGTATCCGATTTGAATAAAGACCGTGACTTGCATGGGTATGCGATAGAGGGGTATGGGGTGGATACGGATAAATTCACACGGGCGCTCCCTGTATCGGCAAAGTTTGGGGCGGGGGTTATCAAAGTGCTGGATGCCGTGTGGACGACTGATTTTATAGATGAGCTGTGCGCGTTTCCGCGTGCGGGGCATGATGACCAAGTTGATGCTTTGGCGGGGGCATGGGCGATGATGGATAGTAGTATCGTTAAACCGTTGTCGGTACAGACAAAAGAATGGAGATAATATGTTTGAGTTAATCGCAATGATGTTGGGACTGAATACGACATGGGTGACTGATGTTAATACGTGGGGGGCGCGGGTTTTGCTGTATCGGCAATATGCCGAAGGGAATCATCGGGCGAATTTATCCGACAATATGCGCCAGATGTTGCGGATTACGGGTGATACTGAATACAACATCAATTATTGCAACACCATCGTCCAGACAATGGTTAATCGGCTGGTGGTGGCGGGGATTGATGCAGAGGCTTCTACCGAATGGGTTAAAGCCATGCTGGATTGGAATTCCTTTGATGTTTTGCAAATGGACATTCACGAAGCCGTTGTGCGTGATGGTGATGCTTATTTGATGGTGGGGTTTGATGAGGATGGGCAGTATCCTAAATTATCGGTAGAACTGGCGTGGGATGGGACGGTTGGTGTTGTGCCGATTTATGACCCCTCTAATACAAATATCATCGCCGCAGTGAAAATCTGGTGGGCATCCCGCGAGACTGTGAATGAAGAAGGTGTATCTTCTATTGTGCCAATGAGACGGTGTAATTTATATTTGCCCAATGCGATTCGGCGGTATTGGTGGGATGGGGGCGAATTCATCAGTGAGGATGAATGGCGTGTTGGCTATGTGCCACTGGTTCATTATCGCAATAACACCCGTACCAATACATGGCAAGGAATTAGCGAGATTGCGCCTGCGCTTGGATTGCAGGACTCGCTAAATAGTGTGTTGGTTAGCATGACAATGGCGAGCGAATTATCGGCATTTGGGATTAACGTGGCATTTGGGTTTAAGTCGCCTAGCACAGTCGCGCCCGGTGCATGGATTCAGGTGGGGAATGAAGATAATAACGGGAATGTGCTACCGATTCCGAATGACCAGTTGGTGGATGTTAAACAATTATCGGCATCGCCATTGGTGCAATACATTGACCAAGCCCATTTTATCATTGACCAGATGGCGATGATTACCAGTACCCCACTGGCTAAGATGGGGTCGGATAATGTGAGTGGCGAATCACTCAAACAGCGTGAGGTGGGACTGCTCGCTAAAGTCAAAAAGGCACAAACGCGCTTTGCTGAAGCGTGGGTATGGGCGGTGGAATTAGCGTTTAAGGTGTCTGCGGAATATAGCAAATCGAATATCGCGCCCTCGAATCCTGTTAAATTGATGGTGAAATGGCAAAATGCCGAAGTGCGTAACGATGCCGAAGTAATTAAAAATGTTTTGGCGGTGCAAAATGTGTTTGGTGAAGATGAGGCATTGCGACTGCTTGCGCCCGTGTTTGGGTTGGATGAAGCAACGGTGCAGAGAATCATTGACAACAAACAGCAGAAAACGCTGAACCTGTTAAATGGTATCAATGGGTTTGGTGCAAATGGCAGAATAGCCAATTAAAAGACCCCTACGCGGGGTCTTTTTTGTGGACGCATAATGCGGATTATCTGGCTTCAATTATTTGAGTATGGATAAATGAATTTCACCAAAGCCTAATGAAAAAATGGTGGGCGGTGGGGGGTTATCCCCCATTGCCCACCATAATGAAACGCAACCGACCAAACCCCTCTATTGAATAAAACGGCAGACCGCACAACCCAAACACCCAAATTTTTGAGCATACAAGCGTAGCGATGGATGCGAAAAAAATGAGGGTGAGCTTTTTATGCTTGGATGGCAACATGAGCGTTATTGTGTGGGGCGATGGGGTACGATGTGGGTGTATGGATGATTGGGCGCTTAAATTTCTTTATCGGATGATTGTTAAATGAAATGAATGAGACTAGCGCCCTGTTATCAACATCTTGTTAAACAAACTCATGAGTGAAAGGTATCTAATATGGCAGATTTGAGTGTAACTGGGTCAGGTGTAGTGGCTTCAGCATCGGCTAAGACCAATGTCGGGACAGCTGGGGCAACGATTACAGCAGGACAACCGTTGTATGAAGATAGCTCGGATGGATTCGCCCTTAAACCCGCACAAGGCGATGCGACTAAAAACAAGGTGGTTGGGATTGCGCTTCATGGTGCAAGCGATGGGCAACCAGTCAAATATATCATTTCTGGTCAATTGACGGCGGGCGCGACACTGGTGTTGGGGCAAACCTATGTGGCAAGCGCGGCGGCGGCTGGTGGAATTGCGCCTATTTCCGATTTAGGCACAGGGGCATATCCCACTATTTTAGGGATTGCTATCACCACCGCAATTTTAGCCGTTAATATTCAGGTTGGCGGGGTGGCGAAACCATAATGGATAGTGGCGCGATGCGTGCCGATTTGGTCAATCGGGT